ACGCAATCGATGGTGCCAGTTCAAGGCACCGATGCAATCATGGTCACTGATCCAGAGGAAGTGAAGTCCCCGAATGTGAAAGAACATTTGGATAGCCAAAGTGCTTGGCCCCGAGTCGCCTTTTTAAAGGATTTATACTCGAGGGCATCGCAAGTTGGCGATTCCATCATCTCCACAGTCGGAACACTACTTAAATCCGCTGGTCCTATGGTAGGAAGAACCCTCCCTGCAGCCTGTTCAGCTGCAGATAAGGAAAAGCTCTCTCTATCTCTTACAGTGATAATAGATCTAGCTGTACTGTATGGATTCAAAAAGGAATCCTACAACATGGAATCTACTCTCACACACTGGCAATTATGCTCAGTGAAGTGTGGGTGGGTGAAATTTTTAAAGTACAAGTTAGCTGCTTTTATGTCATCTCATCTTGGGTGTACCTTACCTGCAAAGCCATTCTCCGCAGAAGATATACCCAGTCAGTTAGCTGGAGGAACCTTAGGTCGTTTCATTAGACTTATAATGAAGTCAAAACGTGCCCTACCGTTCGCGGTGGCTATCCTTTATTCAAAGAAAGGAATGCCACGTCCCACTAAAGCCGCCTTGAACAAGGCAGTTGATGATACATTTAAAGTTCTCACCACAAAGCATCCTATCCCCACTTCCGAGTTTACAGATATCGATAAAATCACCATCGAAATTCGTAGAACGGTTGCAGAGGTCTTTGGTCATCACAAAATTAATTCGGATGATCTGAAGAAACCATATACACCTTCGGTTAAAGCCAATTATACTAGCTCTAGAAAGGAGCTTGGTACTTTTGGAGAATTCCTGGAAGATGGCATCCTTGCGGATGTAATCAAGCCAGAGTATACTCGAAGTTTCTATGGTAATGCTTTAGTGAGAGTTGTCAATGAAGAAATTGAGGAGGAAGATAAAGTGTATTACAGCGTAAAGCCGGAATTTAGAAATTCTGTGACCTCTTTATATGAGGAAGCGTATGATAATGCCTTTAAACGTGCACTAGACGAAGAAGCCCATGTAGAATTGGTGGGGCTTTTAGAAGCTCTTAAGATTAGGACCATTTCAAAGGGTCCGCCTTATACTTACTTCGTTCTAAAGCCAGTACAGAAGTTTCTTCATGGAATAATGAGGAGAATGTCGCCGTTTGTCTT